GGGCGAAGTCATTGGAAAGGTGATTTAGCCACCGGAGAGTTTTCCAAAGATCACGGTGACATGACCAAGAAACTGGCCATGATGTTTATGAAATTATGCGAAAGATATGCTACAAGGAGTAACTGGCGTGGATACACATACAACGAAGAAATGCGGGGACAAGCCCTGTTGCAACTCAGTCAAATCGGACTGCAATTTGATGAGTCGAAATCGCAGAACCCTTTTGCGTATTATACTGCCGCTATCACTAATAGTTTCACTCGTATCCTAAACATTGAAAAGAAAAATCAAAACATTCGAGACGATATCTTAGAGATGAACGGGCTGAATCCTTCGTGGACTCGCCAGAACTCGGGTAAATACTCCATGGCCGCCTTGTCCGGACCGGTTGTATCTAGCCTTGATGAGTAGTATACTAGCGGGATGACTAACCTATTCCGGAAGGCCGCGGTCTTCACAGATATCCACTTTGGCTTAAAATCTAACAGTACTCAACACAACGAGGATTGCATGAACTTTGTTAAGTGGGCCACTGCCAAGGCCAAGAGTGAAGGTTGCGAAACATGTTTGTTCTTGGGCGACTGGCACAACAATCGTGCCAGCCTAAACATTGTTACCCTAAACTACAGCCTACGAGCCTTGGAGCATCTCAATGACAACTTTGACAATGTGTACTTTATTCCTGGTAATCATGATCTTTACTATCGCGACAAGAGAGATATCCAAAGCGTTGAATGGGCAAGACATTTACCTAACGTCCATATTTGCAATGATTGGTTTAACAGTGGTGACGTTGTTATTGCACCTTGGTTGTGCGGTGATGACCACAAACGTATTCCAAAACTAAAAGGCCGATACATGTTTGGGCACTTTGAATTGCCCGGTTACTTGATGAATGCCATGGTAGAGATGCCGGACCATGGCGAGGTGCACAGAGAAGACTTCTCGAACTTTGAACATGTGTTTACTGGACACTTTCACAAACGTCAGACCAAGAAAAATATCACATACATTGGTAATTGCTTTCCGCACAACTATGCTGACGCAGGAGACGACGAACGTGGCCTTACCATCATTGAGTGGGGGCAAGATCCTGTGTATCATGCCTGGCCCGATCAACCCCGATATCGTGTGTTAGGCCTAGCCAACATCATTGACAATGCGCCCACGTTGCTGGCACCTGGCATGCATGTGCGTGTGCAGTTGGATATTGAAATCTCATATGAGGAGGCCAATTTCATCAAAGAAACCTATATCAAAGACTACAACTTGCGAGAAATGGCTTTAATACCAAACAAAAATAGTTCGGTGGACACAGATATGGCACCGGGCGAAGTTCGATTTGAATCGGTGGATCAAATTGTCACAGATCAAATTACCAATATTGAATCAGAATTCTATGACAATAAGTTGTTGTTAAAAATATATCAAACTCTATGATACAAATAAAGAACTTAACTGTTAAAAACTTTATGAGTGTAGGTGCAGCCACACAAGGTATTGACTTTGACCGTAGTGATCTAACTTTGGTCTTGGGAGAAAACTTGGATCTTGGCGGTGATGGCAGTCGTAACGGCACAGGCAAGACTACAATTATAAATGCACTGAGTTATGCCTTGTATGGCCAGGCACTCAGCAACATCCGTAAGGACAATTTAGTTAACAAAACCAACGGGAAAAACATGTTGGTAAGTTTAGATTTTGTTGTCAACGGACAAGAATATAGAATTGAACGTGGCCGCAAACCTAATGTACTGAAATTTTACATAAACAAAGAACAAAAAACAGCGGAGGACGAAGCACAAGGCGACAGTCGTGAAACACAAGACGCCATAGAACGTGTGATGAATATGAGTCATGACATGTTCAAACATGTGTTGGCCTTGAACACTTATACCGAACCGTTCCTGAGTTTGAAGGCCAACGATCAAAGAACTATCATTGAGCAGTTGTTGGGCATTACACTATTAAGTGAACGTGCAGATGCAATCAAAGAACTCAACCGACAGACCAAAGATGCTATTCAAGCCGAAGAGTTCCGCATACGTGCTGTGCAAGAAGCCAATAAGAGAATTGAAGAACAGATTGAAAGTCTGCGCAAACGCCAACGGCTATGGATAGCCAAGCGTGATGAAGATGTTGCAAAACTTGAACAGGCCATTGCGGATCTTGAACACATAGACATCGATGCTGAAGTACAAGCACACAGAGACCTGGACACATTTCATGAGCGTAAAAAAGCCACTGATGACGCAAACAAATACATTCGACAAATTGCCACAGATGATGCTCGACTACAAAAGATACTAGACAAACTCAAAACTGAAATTGGTGCCTTGGATCGGCACCAGTGTCACTCATGCGGTCAAGACTTGCATGACAGCAAGCAAGAAGAATTAAAACAAGCCAAGCAGGCGTTGATTCAAGAAACAGCACTGCAACTCCTGGCCAACGATACTCAACGTGAAGAACACTTAGACACGCTGACACGGATTGGTGAGTTAGGTACTGCGCCCTCAGTGTTTTATGACACGCTGGAACAAGCCCTAAACCATCGCAATACTGTGGAAACCCTGCGCAAGGATCTAGCCGCACGATTTGTAGATGCGGATCCTTATGAAGAGCAAATCACAGATATGCAGGGTCAGGCCCTACAAGTTGTAACATATGACGCACTGAACGAACTTACTAAAGTACAGGATCATCAAGACTTCTTGCTCAAACTGTTGACATCAAAAGACAGTTTTGTACGCAAGAAAATTATTGATCAAAACTTGAGTTATTTGAACGCACGACTCACACACTATTTGGATCGTATTGGATTGCCACATACTGTAAAGTTTCAAAACGATTTGACTGTAAGCATCGAAGAACTGGGTCGTGAACTAGACTTTGACAATTTGAGTCGCGGTGAGCGCAACAGATTGATCCTGTCAATGTCATGGGCATTTCGTGATGTATGGGAAAGTTTGTACTCGCCCATTAATTTGTTGTTTATTGATGAGTTGATTGACAACGGTTTGGACACACAAGGTGTAGAAAACGCACTGGCTTTGCTCAAGAAGATGAGTCGTGAACGACACAAATCAATTTGGCTTGTTTCGCATCGTGACGAATTGGCAGGGCGTGTAGAAAACATACTCAAAGTGATCAAAGAAAACGGCTTTACCAGTTATAATACTGATATAGATTCTGTTTAGTGCTGTTAATCACACACTAAATTATCTTTGGTAGTCAAGTAAACTGTAAGTGACCACTAAACTATGGTAATTTCGGAGAAAATAATGTTAGATATAACAACAGTGTTGGCCTTGATGGCTCTGTATTTTGTTGCCTGCGGCAGTTTAATTTACCTATTAGGTGGTAGCGGCCACAAAACTAAAGAAAACTTTTTATTGGCCAATCGAAAATTTGAAACCGTGCGTGGTACGTTCAGTATCAGTGCCGCCTGGACTTGGGCTACCGCATTGTTTTTAGCACCACAATTGAGTTACCAATTTGGATTTACAGGATTCTTTTGGATACTAGGTATGAACACATTGACTTTGGTTATGTTTGGGTTTGCCGCACACAAAATTAGGCAATTATATCCAACAGGGTTTACTTTTGCCGAACACATTAAATTGCACTTTGGTCGTTGGGCGCATAATACTTATATTCTGGCCTTTTTGTTGATCGCTATCATTGCGCTGAGTCTAAATATCTATGCTGGTAGTAAATTAATTGAAACCATTACTGGTTTGAGTATGAATCTTGCGGCAGGATTTTTAATCTCAAGTGCTGTGGTGTTTAGTATATTCCGAGGACTGCGAAGTACAAATATCACGGAAATTTTTAAAATGTTGGTTGTATTAGTCACCGCTATTGTTGTAGTACCGCAGGTTTGGGTGCAAGTTGGTTGGGACGTTATTGCCATTGGCATGACTGGTAAGACCGGCGCTTATGGCGATTTATGGGGCACTTCGGAAAGTGTTGCATTCTTTTTGAGCACTGGTATTTATTTTGTGTTTAGACACATAAGTTTGCCTTGGGCAGATAATAGTTTTTGGCAACGTGCCTTTGTTATCAATCCAGAAAAGATCAAACGCACCTATGCGGCAGCCGCTGGTATGTTCTTTATAGCACCTGCTATGTTTGCTACCCTAGGATTTGTAGCCGCAGGATCCGGAATGACCATTACTAATGTGCAATTAACCAATGTAGAGGTTATTTCGCAACTGTTAAGTCCTTGGGCGTTAGGCCTAGTGGTGTTTATGTTGCTTACTGCATTGACCAGTATTCTTGATAGTCAAATAACCAGCATCACAACATTGATCAGCCATGATGTACTTCCACAGTTTACAACCGTAACCGAATCGCAGTTGATTGACATAAGTCGTTGGTCAGTTGTGGTCCTAGTAGCATTGAGTTGGCTATTAGTAAACATCCCAGGAGTAAACATTCTTTACTTTGGATTGTTAACTGGTTGTATTTGTATGACATTCTTTGTGCCTAGCGTAATTGCATTACTAAAACCTCAACTATTACAAGCACGTAGTATGGTTATTGGTATATTGTTAGCATTGTTAATTGGATTTCCTGTGTATGCTTATGCAAGTTTGAACAAAATGGTTGAATTAAGTCTGATAGGGTTTTTTGGTTGCTTGATCATAAGTTCAATGATAAGTTTGCTATGCAGTAGATTTGAAGCACGATACGGTGCTAAAACATAGTAGTAAGCATACGGATATAGATCTTGCGTGATATAAAAGTTTTACATTTAGAGTCCACAGACGTATGTCAGGCGGCATGTGCGATGTGTGCTAGAGAAACTGATTTAGATTTTAGAAAAGATCGTCAACATCATCTTTCTATAGAACAGATACTAAAAGTATTTGACGAGGAAAAAATAAAACAACTAGACAAAATGTTCATGTGCGGCAACTACGGTGATCCTGCCGCTGGCAAATATTCCTTGGACATTTACCGAGAATTTAGACGTATCAATCCCAATGTTGTGTTGGGCATGAATTCCAACGGTGGCATACAAACCACAGTGTGGTGGTATGAACTGGCTAAAATTTTGAATCAGCCGCGTGACTATGTGGTATTCAGTATTGATGGGTTAGAATCAACAAATGCCACTTATCGTCAAAATGTTGTTTGGAACAAACTCATGAACAATGCTAGATCATTTATTGAAGCAGGCGGATCGGCACATTGGGACATGTTGGTATATCGTCACAATCAACATCAAGTTGATGAGTGCGAACAACTGGCCCGAGATATGGGATTTAAATGGTTTAGAGCCAAGGTTTCCAAACGTGGATTTACTCAATCGCTACAATTTCCCACAGGATGGCAACCAATTGTTGTTGACGCCGCAACAATAGATTGTCATGCTCTCAGAGAGCAAAGTGTGTACATAGATGCTCAAGGTCGTATGGGACCCTGTTGTTGGTTAGGTGCAAGACAAAAAAACTTTGTGACAGATACTGATACTATACCCACTGTAGACCCTGTGTGTTCTACTGCCTGTGGGAAATCAGCATCAGGTACAGCATTTGTCCAGCAATGGCAAAGGAAAATAGAATTATGCTGACCGCATTTAATTTTGATTCCATTGATGAATATCAGATTGAGTTAACCACCTACTGCAATGCCGCGTGCCCGCAATGCCCTCGTAATAACAATGGATCAGGTCTAAATCCATATCTAACGTTAGAACACTTGCCAAGAACTGTTATTGATTCTACATTTGACGTTGCACTTTGTAGTAGGCTTCGCCAGGTGTTCTTCTGCGGCAGCTATGGTGACCCTATCATGCATCCGGAGTTTTTAGATATCTTGAGAGACTTTAGACGCAAATGTCCTACATTATGGTTATATGTACATACCAACGGTGGTGCCAACAACACGCAATATTGGCAAGACATGGCCGAGATTATTGGTGGTTATGGACAAGTTGATTTTAATATAGATGGACTTGAAAGCACTAATTGGCTTTATAGAAGAAACACAGACTTTAAAAAAATTATGGCCAATGCTAAGTCCTACATTGATGCTGGTGGTCGGGCGGTATGGAACTTTATTGTATTTGAGCACAATCAAGATCAGGTGGAACAAGCACAAGATCTTAGCCGAAAGATTGGATTTCACGATTTTAAATCACGTGCTACTGGTAGATTTTTAAATCACAAAACCATAGACACTTTTCATGAGTGGCCGGTTCAATCGCGCCAAGGGCAAATTGAATATGTGTTAACTCCCACTACCCAGAGCAAATACAAAAACAGAAGTATTGAAATCTTGCCTGATCTTAAAAATCAGTACAAGGACATGACAGAGTATTTTGCCAACACAGAAATATGTTGTGATGCCTTGGCCGGTAACAAAGTAGCCATTAATGCCAACGGATTAGTGTTGCCGTGTAACATGCTAAATCACAATCTAACCGATGCTAGATTCCACGATCAGTCCGTATTACCTTGCAGTAATGATCTAAGCAGAGTCAATGGAAAAAATCAAGTGCAAGAGTTTATCAACCGTTACGGTGCAGATAACTTAAACATACATCATCGGACACTGGAACAGGTGTTTACCAACTCATTTTGGCTAGACCTTGTGAACAGTTGGCGGTACAATACATTTCCCGAGCGACTGTTTGAATGCGCAATGACTTGCGGCAAACAATTTCAAAAAGTATGGGATCAAACCAAAATGAACAAAACGTTTTTTATCACTGGCGGCAATCGAGGACTAGGATTACACCTTAAAGAAAAATTTAATGGCACTAGTATCAGTCGAACACAAGGATATGACATTACAAAAAATGTCAAAGAGATTGCTGAAATGAGTTTGGCCTATGATGTGTTCATCAACAACGCATTTGACGGACCTCCACAAGAAGATTGGGCCAACTTTGCACAAGCACAGGTGTACTTTGCTGTGTATACTGCTTGGAAAACTGCAGGTAAAACAGGATATATTTTCAACATTGGGTCAACCGGAGCCAAAAGTATTGTTGCTCCTGAGCCTAGATTTGAAACTTATAGAGTTAGCAAGGCTGCGCTCGAACACGCAAGTCGTCAAGGCACACAAGCATTTAAACAAAATCTAGTGCCTTTTCGAACAACATTGATCACGCTAGATAGACTAGATACTGAACTCAGTCGCAGCCGCCCTACCTGGACCGGCAACGGCATTGATTTAACCGATATCAGCAATTTTATACAATACGCTACCACAGTGAGTCAAAATACTGTGATAGAAGAGGCAACTTTTTACGTAAATTTAGATCACAAGGCATAACTATACAGCAAGGATAAATCGCACACAACACATGACATGGCTATATCAAGACACCCCAGTTGAGACGTTGCCCGAAGAATGTGTTGGATTTGTTTACTTGATCACAAACAATCTCACTGGACGCAAGTACATAGGCAAAAAATTAGCAAAATTTAGCAAAACAACATACAAGACTGTAAAACAACGAAACGGCACAAAAAAGCGGAAGAAGATACGATCAAAAATCGACTCAGATTGGAGAGAGTACTATGGGTCAAGCCCAGAATTAACCGCAGACGTAAACACACTAGGCACCGAAAACTTCACCAGAGAAATACTTTACTATTGCAACTCCAAGTCTGAATGCTCATACATTGAGGCTAGAGAACAATTCGCAAGAAGAGTATTGGAATCACGAGATTATTACAATGGCCACATCCAGGTTAGGGTGCATGGCTCACACATACTTAACAAAATTTAACAGGCAGCAAAAGACACAGTGGTAGGTGACATGGCCTACCCCCATTGAGGAACGGTGAGATACCCGGTCTGGACTTGGGCGTCAAAGGCAATTGCTAACTTAAGGCAACAAATGGTTCGGGCTCTGATGAAAAAGATACAACCCGTGCTTATAGGATTTGGGTCTATTCCGGATTACTAGGGTTCCGTTGATATGTGAAGCTTGAGTAGGGGGTACCGGTCAACCGCCTCCGCTGTCGCGAGACAAATCTCATTAGAATAGATGACTGTGCTACTCGGATGATGCGCTTTCAATTCACCGTGCATACGGTGAATTATGACCAATTAATCTGGATGATACTTAATTCAAATAGTTAGAGAAACAATCCGTTAATGAGCGACAGCGAAATTAACAG